GTTTAGGATTCTTTCCTACCATCCATGCAGGAAGTAAGTAAGAACCAAATTCAGATTTGGTATGCCTTGGTGGCATGTTGATGATTAGTCTTTTAATCTTGCCTTCAGCTAGTTTATTAAACTTATCTGCGATCTCTTTGTGATGTTTACCTTCAATAAAATCTGGCCAGACGTGTTTTACGAAAGTTAAAAAATCAGATCGTATTTTAAACTCTTTTGTTTTCTGATCATGTTTATTCATTAGCAAAGCTAATTCACGTCTAACGTCAGCAGGTAGCTTATCTATGTTTTTTAATTTTTCTTTATCTAATCTCATCTCAAAAAAAATTTGCGCAAAATTTTTATAGGTTAATTTTGAAACCTTACTAAGTATTTATAACATACTTATTTACAAAACACAGCATAAAGTCTTGGCTCTGGGACCCCTAGTTTGTAAATAAAAAAACGTTTTTTAGAAATTTTCAAAATTGGTGATGGTCCTGGTACCTCTATGCCCCGCGCACAACCTATGGTTGCGGCGCCGCCTGGCGCCGCAATCCCTGTTTAATCTAACAAAGTCATGTAGGCTTTTGGATTAAGACGACTAAACTTATCCAATGCCTTCTGCATCTCCGGCCACTGCTCCAATGCTTCATGGACAAAGACGCTGTCATGTATGTCAGCTTCTTCCTTTGTTAGAAACTCACGTTGCCCTGTGAATCTGTTCCTTCTTTCTTCTGTTTTCATATCTGGGATCATATAGGATAAATCTATCATTGTCAACCCCGGCCCTCTACCTGTGGAAACATAAAGAACCATTTGACTGCAAATGTACCTGCAATCATTGTTCCCAACCAAAAGTCAAAATGAATTGCTATAATTACACCTAGAAAAATTACCGCAAAATGTAATGCGAAATATATTGCTTTTAACATTAGTTCCTCTCTTTCTTATAAGTTATCATTGGATTAATACATGTTGTATATCTTTCTAGAACAGTGTCCCAGAAACACATGTATTTCTTACCGTCTTTTTCCCAGACTCTGCAACCCTCTTTGTTTAAGTTGCCGACTCTGAATATTGTTTTATTATATTTTATAGCTTTCCATGAAACTATAAAATCTGTGTTGTTTTCAATCGTTTTAATTATATCTTTCATAATAAGGCTATCCTATACTAAATAGGATAGCCTGTCAACTCTTTATTGTTTAAAGTTTGGTAGCGCCTGAACGTCAGTGTTCCACCTCAAACCAATTTTTTTAGATACGTTGTCTAAAGCTATTGCCAGCGTATCAGGGGTTCCGCTTTCCATAACAACATCAAGAGCTTTTGTTTTAAGGTCTTTAAGTTGTTTAAGTTTTAAGCCTTCAGGTCTTCTCTCAATTTCTCGTTCTGCGAGAGTAGACGCCCAGTCCCTTAATTGATCCTCACAATCTTTAAGAGTTATTTTATCATCATTATATCTATAACTATCTTTTCTGAAGTTATAATTTAACTCTTGGTCTTTTGGTTTTTTCTTCTCAAAAAATGTCAACGCTGTTGCTCTTGCTTCTTCTAACATTTTTTCTGCTTCTCTAAATTTGGTAATAATCTTATCTGCACCAATTTTTTTAGATAGCTTGTCAACCGCTTTGTCAGTTGCTTCAGTCTTAAATTGTTTAACCAATAATTCTTGCTCTTCAATCATTGGGTTAAATTGCCTTTTCACTTTATCTCTAAAATGATCTAGCTGATATTTAGTCATTGTTTTACTCATATTTATTTTTCCTTTCTATGTCCCAGACTATCCTATATCTAATAACCTGTCAACTGAAAAATTAAGAAGGCTGCCACAACTTCAGGTTGTATGGTCCAGTTTAGAATAATTCTAAACTATATCCTTAGATATATTATTCCCGACCTCCCACCCCTATGGTATAGGATAAATTGGGATACGTCAAGAAAATAATTTAAGTTATCCACAAATTTATTTTTATGTCTGCCTTATTGTTGCCTTATTTCTCCTATATACTCCTAATATGAAAGATCAAGAAAATAAACTAGAAAACTTACCAGATAATTTTCAAATGTCTGATAAGCAAACTTTTGTATTAATAAAAGATTTATTTGAAATGGTTAAAGATAACCATAAACTTATAAATCTTTTAGATCAAAGAATTAAGTTGTTAGAAAAATAATAACTTATATCAAGCGGGGAACTTAGAATTTAAGCTATGCCCCGCCTGATCCCTGGTCCTATGAGCACTGTGTGTCTCGAGCTCCACTAGTGAGATAGGACCTGGGATCAGTAGTGAAGAAGGGGACGCCTGGGTAGTAGCTACTGGTCAAGAGCTCGATTTGTGAGGGTGTACGGCTCTATAAAGTGTGACCCCATCCCTCCGGGCCAGGGTAAGGGCCCAAGCTTCAAGCCTCAAGCTACAAGCTTGACAGGTGGCAAGCGTTTATGGTATAGGAATTTATAGGAGGAATTATGAAAACAAGTGAAGCGTTACAAATAGTTGGAGGACTTTCTAAGCCCTCAAAGATGCCTGGATGGTCCTATGGCCTACCAGCTAAAGAATGCAAAACAGGTAAAAAATTGCAACAGGTAGAAGGCAGCACCTGTTACAATTGTTATGCATTAAAAGGCTGCTATGTATTCAAAGTAGTACAGGCTGCACAGTACAGGAGACTGGCCGCTATCCGGTCACCGCTATGGACCGGCGCAATGGCGTATTTAATTAATTCAAAAAAATCTGTTGAGTTTAGATGGCACGATTCTGGAGACGTACAGGATGAGGAGCACCTGTTGAAGATCTTTGCCGTTGCAGGGTTAACCCCGAAGGTCAAGCATTGGATGCCAACCCGTGAAGCATGGGTGAAGGCCTTCCTGCCTCTATGTCCTAAGAATTTAGTGATCAGGTTCTCTGCTCCGATGGTCGACCAGTCACGGCACAAGCTCCCCAAGGACTGGAAAAATACCAGCACCGTTTCAAGTAATTTAAATAAAACTTTTTTAAGTGAGGGTCATTTCTGCCCCGCTCCAAAACAAAACAATGAATGCGGAGATTGCCGGGCTTGCTGGGACGCTAGAGTTAAAAACGTGGTTTATGGCAAGCACTAATGATCTGGCATCACCCGAAGTATTACAAAGAGCTAGCCAAGAAGAGAAAAGAATTCGAAAGGCAACAAGCTGAAGCCAAGGGGCAAGCTGCAAGCTTCAAGCACCAAGCTTCTCAAGATGCAGGAGACAAGCCTCAAGCCCCAAGCAGCAAGGATCAAGCTTCAAGCCGCAAGCGTCAAGCTCCTTGATTACCTTCCCCTCATAAAGTTTTACTTGGTTAAGGGAGAGGGCCTTAACCATAATAAATGTATTCTTCGGATGTACTAAATGAAATGAAAATTGATGTGGAGAAAAGCGAACTGAGTTTCCTCGTGTTACTTTTAATTCTATAGTGAAAAACTGACCATGACTATTATACCCCAGTATATCAGGAGTGCCCCATGCAGCGCTATTTTCCAAGCGTGTAAATGATAATTTGCAATTATTTTTAGTAGCGAACGTTTTAATCTCATGCCAAAATTTTCTTTCTGGTTTCACTACTACAACTTCTTAATTACCTTTCCCATTTTCCACTTTTCAGGAGTTACAGTGAAGACCAATCTATGACTTTCCCTTACACCTATTAATTTATTTTGCAAGAGTTTCATGCCATTGATGTCATAAAATTCTCCATTTGGCAGGAGGACTTGGACACGTGCATTGCCAGCGACTTCACCTTTCATGAATTTATCTAAAGCTTGTCTTAATATCTTTCCGGTAAACATAGGTTGCAATATAGTCTAAGTTGTATTATATATCAAGTATGATGTTAAAAGTATATTTATGGATTATGGGATGGTCAGGTCAATTAAGTTCATGGGCTTGGCGTAAACACGTGAAACTTATTGAAAAGAAAAGGCAGCAAGAAGACGAAGAGTACGTCAAGGAATTACAAAAAAAATTATAATGGGTTTACCAAAGAAACTAACTGAACAGCAAATGCGATTTGCTTACGAACTTGTTACCAACGAAGGTAGAAAGACAGCAACAGAATGCGCTGTAGATGCAGGTTTTAGTAAAGACTCGGCTAGACAATATGCCAGCAAACTACAGAACCCCACCCTATACCCGCTCGTAGTACAATACATTGGAACTCTGAGAGAAGAGTGGCAAAAGAAATACGAAGTAACTTACGATAGACACATCGCAGAGCTTAGTAAGATTAGACAAGAAGCTCTTAAAAAGGGAGCGTGGTCAGCTGCTGTCAACGCAGAAGTTGCACGAGGAAAAGCTGCGGGCCTGTATATTGAACAGAAGATAATAAGAACTGGTAAATTAGAAGACCTAACGACAGAAGAAT